TCACTTTTTATTTATTTTTTTCTTACTGCTGATTTTACTGGGTTTTTTAACCGAAGATTTTTGAATTTCACTCTTTTGGGCTTTCCGGGAGCCTTTGGATGAAGTTTTCACCTTTTTCGTACTCTTAGATTTCGATTTTTTTAAGCTTTCTGTCTTCTTAACCTTAGTAGTTCCAGCAATCGATTCAGCTTTAGGTGCCGAGGTTCTGCCGGCTTTGGCAACTTTTTTTCCACTCTTTGATTTCCTTGAGGAAGCTACACTCTTGCCATGCTTCTTTTTCGCCGATTTAGAGCGTAGTTTTGATTTCTTCTTGCTCGATTTCTGCGAACTCTTCATCCAGGTCCTATCAGAACCGAAGGAAGGAGAACCATTCGTTTTGGGCTGAATGGCTGCAGGATTGTATTCATCCTTCATTATGCGGTTCCACTGGTCCTGTAGTTCGCGGACTTTTTCGTTAACCTTCTGGTCTTCCTGCTGGGCCATGGCGCCAAATGAGAGAACTGCCGAAATAGAGAAGACAACAGGCAGCATGAGTAATTTTCGAATCTTCATAGATGAGCACTCCACTAGCATTAGCTCGGGGTCAAGCCCGGCAGCTTTAAAAATAGGGCCGGCCCGGGGATTTGATCTTGCCGGCGAATCGCATTTTTCTGTTAACCTGGAATTGAGATCAATATAACACAACTCGAGATTTCCTTGTCAATCTTTACCAGCGACGGAAGTTGTGGAACTGGCCCTGCATCCCCACATTAATTCATGCTACAGCAATGCTGAGTAGGCAACTACGCGGCCCGTTACATAGCCTCCAACCGAGGCGCCGCTTAGGATTCCGAGATTACAACCCCTTGCGCTTACCGCGCCCTCGGTAACAATGCTCGCATTGTTCAGGGTGCCGGCGGTTATGAGAATGACCGCGCCGGGCACTGTCCGCATAGTTGTTGGAAACGGAATCGGGACGATGGTGTAGCCGGTCGGAACGGGGACCTGGGCGCATTCGTCGATGACCACATATTGCCTCTGGCAACGTAGAATCGCTCGCTCCGGAGGGAGCAGCTCAAAAAGAGAGGACTGGGATCCGGATTCGAGTTGCGCGCCGGTTATGGTCCAGGTGCCGGCGGCGAATGTTCCAATCGAGAACTCGATCTGGACTCCGTTATATGCGTTTGCCGGCATTGTGATGTCTGCTGTGAACAATTGCTGTGAAGCGGTGGTTACGAAGGTGCCGGTTGCGCCCGGTATTTGAGTGACTGCCGAGAAATCATTGACACCGTTTGCACTATAGGCCTTCCACGTTACCGTAAGAGATCCGCTCGAACATAGATTGACCTGGAGCTTGGCCGGGAGATTGACCAGGTCGGCTACATCCTCGCCCGGAATTCTTTGAATGAAGTAAACTCCGGTGCAGCCCGCTCCTCCCGTAAACCTGTAGGCATTCCTGTAGATCGCTCCGGATGGGGCCGTTACCTGCTGGCCGGTTACGTTTCCGCCCGTGCATTTGGCCTGCCATAGGTCGACCGCATGATTATATACTGCTCCGGCCGTAAACGTCTGGGCAGCTCCAGCCGCATGTGTCGCCTTTGGCTGATCGACATACATGTCGCCGTTACCCAGCCGGTTTTTAAAATGATCCGCGTTAGCGGCATGCGCCCCGATATAAGGAATGTAGATGTTAGTTGTCGGGTCGATTTTGGCCTCGGTGATCCAATCCGATCCGTCCCATCGCTTTAGCGTCCAGGGAGCTGCATTGGTATCCAGCCAGGTCATGCCCTGATACTTGGTACCGGGTGCTGTTGTCCCGAGATTATGGCTGGCAAGGGCCTGAAAAGCCGCCGTGAGATCCGCCAGCACCGCTGCCCCGGAATCATCCGAGATGACAAAATCATTTTGAGATGCCCTCGAGACAGGCTGGAAAGCCTGCCCCACGAGCATTGCCAGGACCAACAGAATTGATAATATCTTGACGACCTTCATGGATTCCCCCTCCTGTAACGGCTTTACGCCGGCAGATAAGCATTAAAGGCTACGCTTTTTACCACCGGGGTCGTGTTGTTCTCCCTGGTGCTAAGAACGATCTTGAACTCAAAATATCTTCCGAGAAAATCACCCGCTGTAAACCGTGTGTAGTCCGACCAGGCGTCCCCAATGAGGCTCTTGCGGCGGATAAATGCCTTCACATCGACATTTTCTATGTCTCCTCCGGAAAAAGATGACCTTGAGGCGACGTCGGTCCACTGGCTCATCTTGTCCAGATAGTTTCTTGCGGTAGATTCTATTGCCGCCATTATCCGGTAGTTGGCAACCGAGCCGCAGTCCAGAGTCCCCGACAGCACGTAGGTGCCCTCGGAGTGCAGGCTATCGTCGAGGGTCGCGAAGTCTTTAAGCTGCGATACCAGACTGATGTCGCTCAAATGCGATGGGACCGAGATTATGAGGTAGCCCGATTCATCGGTTGTGACGTTGGTCATTATTCCGGAAAAAACAGGGCTGTTGGTAAGCGATCCGGAAGGAGTAAGCCCCGTTATCGACGAGATCGAGGTTACGGCCGAGGCGGCGCTTGCCGACTGTCGGCCGTTTTTGTCACCGGCCTTAATCATGTAGGTCCCGACCCTTGCCGGAGTCTGAAACATTGTGGTCCTCGGAGGAACGTAGTTGGCAAGGGTTGTCGCATCTTCCCATACGGCCCCGACGGTTATCGGGGAATACTTTATTACGTAAAAGGCGAGATCGCGGTCAGGCACCTCATCCCAGGTAAGGGATGCTATGCCGCCTATAACATTTACGTGGAAATTGGATACATTGGATGGCGGTGAAAGCTTCCCGTAGATCTGTTTTAAAATATATGCCGTAGTGCTTGCCTGGCCCGTGCTCGCCTCGGATCTTACGAAGAAATCATAGAGACCCGGGTCGATTGACTTGAACACATAGGAGTTGCCGTAGATCTCACCGCATGCCTGCCACCCTATAATATTATTGTGAATCCACACGCGGTAGCGAACGATCCGGGCATCATTTGGACGCTGCCATGAAAAAACCGCCCTGGTGTAGTAAACTCCCGCCTCGTATTCGGTGAATTCTTCCACCTTGAGGCTCGTTGGAGGAGCAAGCGGACCCAGCCCGTGCAGATAATCATTGAGGTCGGGATCTATGGTCTCGAATTGATAGATTTCGTCTCGGTATTCGACGAGGGTGAGGGTTGCCTTCTGATCGTCCTGTTTTAGCGACATCTCGGTTATTCGAAACTTTTTAACAAGTGAGTTTACTTCTCCAAAAGCATAGACGTCGTATTTTTCCGGGACGGGACAGTTGTCGGTAAGGCTCCAGAAAGAAGTATCAGCCGGGGTTGGAGGTATCGGCGGCGTATTTTGGATGCAGATGTAAATCTTCCCCTCGAACCTAACGGTATTTCCGACAAAGTAGGGCTGGCCTGCATCAAAGTGCGCACTATCATCAAATTCAGAGCCCGGCTGCGGCGTATCGGTCGTTAGCGTGTAGGGAGATAGGTCGCCCAGCTCAAGTTGAGCCCCCCAGGCATAAAGGGCCTTTGTGACATCGCCGGCATACGATGGATACCAGCCGTTATTCGCATCCTGGCAGAAGGCCAGGGAGATCCTTGCCCAGTCACCGGCCGCTGAGGAAGTCCCCTTTATCCAGCACCGAAACCAGCCGCCTATTCCCCATTCCACCCCGCAAGAAACGGCCGTGGCATTCCCATTAAATGTGACCTGCTTTGCTATGTTGCCGGTCTCGAGATCAAAGATCGCGTAGATGCCGTTTGCGCCTCCATCATCCATAATCATGGAGGCATAGCGCTTGCCGGCGTTTTTCAAAAAGATGGAGAAGGTGTAGGTCTCGCCTATTGAAATGGTAATGGGAGATCTTCCCAGGCAGTGGATTCCGGTGACTGCTGTTTCAGTCAACTTTTCGGCCGTTCCGGTCCCGTTGGGAGCTTCCATCTCAAGCGTGTTGACGCTTATTCCCTCATTTAATATCAGGTTCCAGTAAGGGTTATTTAGCTGCTCGGACCACAGGGCCAAATTGGAGGATTTTACAACCAGGACTGAATCCGAGATCCGGTTCAAGACCGCCTTCTCATAGATTACGTCTTCCGCGAGCCGGAGCATCAGCTTGTAATTCAAGCCGCCCGCAATCAATACTGCCTTGTCAAGGCTTGCGGTATTGGCTGTTGCCTCGACCAGCCTGCCCCCTTCTCCCCATTTGGGGACGTCATGCTGGATGAATACAACGTCGCCTATTTGGGCGTTCAGGGCCTCCAGATCCACGTCTATTTCGGCTGTCCGGATCAGATACTTGTTGCAGTTGAGGCGATACATCCCAGCCCGCCAAACCTCGGAGGGTTTTACAATACCGAACAGGTCAAGGGTTGCACGGTACTGGTTGGGGGTAAGATCGGGATGATAGACGGTAAGCTTGTCACGCTGGTAGGAGTTCTCTGAATTTACATAATCAATTTCAATCTCTGTTGCCCGCTCCTCGATGGGAAGGAAAATTTCCTTGAACCTGGTTTCATTGATGTTCCCCACGGTATAGAGGTTTACCGGGTCCGAGGCCTTATCGATTGCAACCGTCAGGTGTACCCCGTTCCAGACCGGGACGGCGCGCCCGACCTGGCAAACCCTTAGAGCCGCCTCCCACATCGTGGAATCGAAATCGAATCCGCCATTAAAAGTTATACGTTTTTCCAGTCCGCCTTTGCCGTCCGGAACGTAGTCATCGCAGAAATCAGCCCATTCCTTGAACTTGGCGACATCCATCCTGCTTGGATCAATGCCGTCGTACCTGACAACCCTCCAGGGCTGGTAACCGGTTCCGTTTCCAGATATCAGCGGCTGTGTGAAAATGTCGAATGCCACCCACGCCGGGTTATCCGACCACTGGAGAAGCCACTGTGAGCCGTCCCATACCTGAACGATTGACATCTTGCCCGAGCACGAGAACTTGAAGGAGCCCGATATCTGCTCGCTTGCCTTAATTCTTACAGCAACCAGGGCCTGGCGCGGGTACTCGAAAAGATCGAAAAATACCTCGCGCACGCATCCCAGAAATGACCGATCTCCAATCGTGTTGAGATCTGCATTGGGGCTGCCCCTGGTAATAAGAATTTCGTACGGGCCCTTTTGCCCGCTTGGGATGCTGTATTTGTAGGTGTAAGTGACCGGCTCGGTTTTTGACCCGGTGTGCCTCACATAACTGAGCGTAACGCAGCTATAGTTTTCCACTACCTCTTCGGTCCACGAGTACGGAGAGCTTCTGTACTCCGGGGGCGGAGCTCCCATCCAGTGCCAGGTGATCGTGGGGTCGGCGCCCGAAACCGTGCCTTGCGTGTGTGCCAGGTAATCATCCGCCGGGTGCGCGGTAATGTTCCACCAGTAGGAATTGCCGCCTATGCTTATGGCTTTCCCTTCCGACCACTGCGAAGGCTTGCCTCCATAGGCACCCGTCTCATCTCCGTATTGGACCAGGTTGTAAGTTATCTGCTCGGCCCCCTTGGTAATCTCCGTCCAGGTGGCATCGCCCACTTTTCGCACCTGGATCGTCATGTCTACTGCCATCTCCTGGAGGGTGGAAGTCGTCTCGCTTGCCTTCCAGAGCCCATAAGGAAATGAAAGATCCACCTCGATACCGTCAAAATCGTCGCCAACGGTTACAAAGGTATAAGGGGTTAAAAAACGGACCTCGACCGCGCTTGAATACTCCGTTTTGGTATTGGTGAACCCGGATATCGCCGGCTGGCTGAGAAAGCCGTTTCGGCATTCAATGCTTACTTCCTTGAAGTTTGCAGCCGGCTGATCGTTAATGTGAAAATCTCCGATGCCGAAGATCGGCCCGAGGCCAATGCAGATGATTGCATTTAGATACTGATCGTAGCCCAAGGTTTCGATATTGGATGATATGATATTGCCGTAGACCTTATGGAAGCCGTACCACCGGGCAAGTGGGATGCCCTGCTGCGCGGTATTATTCGGAGACCAGGAATAAGCCTGGGAGTCCTTGGAAGAATCACTGGAAGTGGTGCTGGCGGTTATAGGGGGAAGCAGGGCGTTTACGACCAGACCTCCCGCCAGCATCAAGCCGCCGGCGAGAATGCCGGTAAGTAAAGTATTGCCCCAAAACATCGTAAAACCCATGAGCCACGGCGCTACAAACATTGCCACGGCAGCAACCGCTATCATGAGAATCGCCCTGAGAATACTTTTGCCCCCACCGCCTCCCCCGGAGATCGCCGCAACTATCATCACGTAGTCGCCAGGCCCTGGATAGGTTAGGGAGATCTTTTCCTCCGGAACGAGGATGCCGTTCAGGTAGACAATTGCCGGCAGATCGGATGGAAAGTGTACCATCCGCAACTCCAAAAGCGACTTTGGAGCTGTAAGGGGCACGAGGACCGTCTCGCGCAGATCCCGGCGAAAGGGGTGCTCGAGTACCGCGAGAGATAGTTGCGGGTTGCGAGTTCCGGGTTGCAGGTCTTTCACCGCCGCGGAGGGAATCAAATCTTTTTCCATTCTTTCCCCCTCTCCGCGTTCTCTGCGCCCTCTGCGGTAAAATCAGCTTCCCAGAACCCGGTTATCCTGTGCGACCATGCGGATGAGTCAAGCCGCTCGATGCCTACCCTCATTTTGGGAAGAATATGAATAAAGCGTATGTTGTAGCCATCTGGAACCACCATGCCGATGTGGGTGGTGTATCGCGGATGAAGCTTGAAGGTGACGAAGCTGTAGGGAAGCGGGCCCGGCAGCAAAACGAACGGGCAGTTAAGCCTTACATGCTCTAAAGAGTCATGCATCACCTCAGGCAGATCGGTCGAAGCGTACCCCTCGGGAACGAACAGTCCGGCCCGCTTGCGCAGCTCGATCATAAGCCCATAGCAGTCATAAGCATCAGGGCCTCGGCCGCCGTAACTAAATTCCTTCCCTAGAAGGTCCTCGTATCGAAAAGAGTTCGGCTCGCAACCCGAAACGCTCATCACACCATTCTCCAGCCTTTGAGGTTTAGTCCCCGGTAGCCTCCGAACCTGGCGGTATTATTCAGGGCGTCGCAACGCTTGAATGTGCGGTTGCATTGGGTTTCCGCACCCGAATAGCCGCATTCGAAGCTCTTGAAATCCCAATTGCAATGAAGGGCGATGAAGCGATAGGCGGGATATCTCCTTCGCAGCGGACTGGCCGCACCGAGGTTAAAGGTTATCCATTCGGCGTCCGCCTCGGTCGAGAGCACCGAGAAGGTCATATCCAGTTCGGTGAAATCTTCTGAAAGGTGTCCACAGTTCACCACCTGGATTTGCACCTCGGCACCGACCGCTCCGTCGAGCTGTTCGAGGTATGAATGAATGAGCTGAGTCACGTTGCAGACTTTAAGAGATATGGTCGGAATCTCCCCCTTGCTCGTCTGCTTTGCCGCATCGAGAAAGAAAGGGAATGCCGTGTAGACCTGGCCGTTAAAGGTGACATCCTCGTTATTTGAGCAAAAATAGAGATGCACCCCGGCCGAGAGTGTAATGTGCAGCAGCACGATCCACGGGTCCGGGGTGTAGAGCTTGTTCTTTTCGCGAACAATTGTTGTTGGAAGGGCTTTCACAGGGTTACATCCTGAACAAAAATCAATTGCCCGTAGAGAATCGTGCGCTTCTTGCCTGAGTCGGTCATTTCGACGTCGTATTCATAGACGCCGATACTTGCCGCCATCTGGTCGGTAAAGGCAAAATCGATAATGCCGGCAGTGGGTGCTCCAACGGCTGCCCCGTCGACCTGGAATGCGTATTCGGATGTGCCTTTTTTGGCCGAAACTATGGCGGAGAGCTTGAAGGTTTTGCCCGTAAGGTCCAGCGTCTGGCCGTTTTGGGTAAGCTTCAGGGTGAGGCCGTATGTATCGCCTCTAAAACGCTTAATCTCAAGCTTGGTTGGCATTATCATTTATCCATTACCTCCACGCGGATCGGAGCGTCGTCTATGATGATTTCAACGGCTCCGGGCTCCTGGACGTCCACCGCGATCGCGCTGTCAACGACCGCCACATCGAACGCTGAAACCATTATGATCTCTCCATCGCCACCACCCAGCCAATCCGGAAACATGCCGCTCATGCCGGAGTCCTTGTCAGCTTGTCGGCCGATATGTCAAACTCATGCAAAACCGTTGTTCCGTCGTCGTCATAGACCGTGACATGGGCCTTATCGACCGATATTACCGCCTTGTTGGTGAGCATCTTCCGGGCCTTGTTAGCCTCAAGTACTGCGGCGTAGAGAGCGTCTTCCTGGGCCTGGGTGAGCGCGCCGGCTGCACCACCGCCTCCTGTGGCAATAACTGTGCTTGCAGCGCTCTGGATCAAAAGGACCTGGACACCAGCCGAGTAGGCTATGGGATCGCTTCCGGGTCCTCCGACAAGGTTTCCTCCGGCCACTTTAGCGATGTAGTTTCCGGGCCAGAAATGTAGTTGCCAGTCCCCCAATAGTTCGACGGTGATACCGACCGCAACACTGGGTCCGAGGGTTTCTTTCCCTGAGGCTCTTGCGATTTGTCCATATAAGATCCCCTTCTCAGAAGCTTCTGCATCCCGAATAGCGTTAATTAGATCCTGTGCAAGAACCTCAGCCTGCGGAAAGGTTACCTCGATCAGGTTGCTCGCAAAGTCAACCGAGTAGGCCATCAGGACAACTCCGCTACTGTGTCTTCGACCTGGGCCACATAAATCACAACACCTGATCGAGACAAATACCCGTAAGTGGTTAGAGGCTGATATTTCGTTGTGCCGCTCGCAAACCTTACTCGGACTTCAACCAGCATCGGATTCGCAACTGCCGGTATTCCGGCAATTACTATGTCTCCACCGGGAGCCGTACCAGTTGCCAGGACGTTTGAAAGATTGCTTGCCTGGGCAATCCAGTATCGCGACCCCGACAGGACATTTTGGAGTGTGATCGAGGCATAAAACAAAGGGTCGGTCGGCTGCCTGACAACTGATTGCCAACCGGAGCCGCAAATCAAGGACTTGGAGGACTGAAGCGTGCCGTAGACCCCGCTGGAAGTCATTCTGCAAGACATCAGTTCACTCCAAAATCGGGATCGATAAAGTAATAATCGTTTACGTTTGGAAAGGTGAAGGCGCTGCGGAATATCACCGTAATGTCGGAATACTGTTTGATCGACGCAGCCGTGGTGATCTCCAGCTTGAATTTATTGTAGCTCCTGGCCCCATAGGTGGTTGCCGACCAGCCAGCGGTCGAGGCTACGAGGTTGCCTGAAAGTGCTTTCGTGGTCTCGCATTTGATAAGGCCGGTCGAGTTATCGACGTAATAAACGTCTATCCACCACTTATCCTTCGTTGGGGTTCCAAAGGTGTCGCACGCCAGCATCTCGACAGTTATCGTCTTGGATGCCGGCGCCAGGTTGTAGAACTTCTTCATCGTGCTAAGGGTGAACGGAGCAGACGGAGACGAGAGCTTGAGCGGCTGTGAAACCCTGATTGACCACGGGGTATTCGAACCCTCAGGGAGGATGGAATTAAGCACCGGATAGTTCTGGCCAGGAGTCCAGTCTATAATTCCAAGCAGTGTTTCCTTTCTGAATTGGTACAGGCTATTGTTGGTGTTGACCGAAACGATCTCAAAATTGTCCAGCTGATTAGCTGTGGAAGGACTTCCTGCCGCCCAATGGGCCAAGGCAGAATACCCTAAATTACAGTCTTCCAGCGACACCTTAACTGCCCCGTATCCGGCAAGAACAGTTGGATCGACCCATACAAAACGAGTGGTCTCGGTGGAGTTCAGCACTCTGCAACCCCTGAAGAACCATTGATTGCTTGTAACCGGGCTAGAGAAAAGGAGAACGCCACTCGGAGCGCCGCCTATATCAAAATCACAGTTATCAAACAAATAATGTACACTTGAGCCCGCCGAACTAAAGATGCCGTAAGAAGTGGCTCCCCCACCATTGCTGCTGATATCAAAAAGACAATTTCGGCACTTCGTCCAACTCATAGTTGTGTTGTTGAGACCAATCTGGTTCCATGCTACATAAGCGTTCTTGGTTTCCCAAATCAAACCGTCATAGATACCAGCAGCCAATGTGCACAATGTAAAAGTGGCGTTTGGATTATCGAAGTAGAGCCGCAATTTGCGGCCATTGCAGAGGAAATGATTGTAATCCTTGAAAGTAAAGGCACTTGTCGAGTTGAAGGATAGTTTGAGTTCTCCCCCATTAGGCCAAATAGTGCCGTCATCGACAACCCACGTAATGGGCAGTTCTCTGGTCCCCCTCGTAGCCATAGTAATAGTAGAGGTAACTGATATGGTGATCGGGTTGGCCCCGTCGTCAGAACGGATATAGACCGTATCGCCATTGGCAATTGCATAAGCTGATCCGGTGTTGGCGAGAACGGCCTTCAGATCGTTCCAGGCCCCAGGCTGTCCTGCCCCGGCAGCGGGATCTTTGCTCGATCCATCCCCGTTATAAGTCGCGGAGGTATCGACATACTTAATAGCCATATCTCAGACCTCCTAGCTCACTATCGAATCAACGGTGCGGATTGCCGCAACTGAAAGGCCGGTTGATGTGACCGCGGACTCAACCTCGAAGGGCAAGATGCCCTTCTTGCGTACCCGTACAAGCACCGGAATATCGGCGGCATAAGTGATTGTGGTCTGCGCGGTTGTAGTTGATGCCTGCTCGTCAACGAATGGCACATAGGCGTCATCGCCGAGAGAATATGATTTTGAAAGCGTTACGCCGGCATGAAGAGTGAAAGTCGAGACTGACCAGGAATCATACTGGTATCGGTCATCCCCGATCCTGATGAAGCCGCTCGATGGCGTGTCATTCGTGATCGCTTCCTGGACCACGACCGTGGCGTTGCCAAGGTTGTTGCCGGCAGCAAGGTTATACTGTGCCTTATTGATCGTGCCGCCAACCCAGGTTAGCCTGGCGACCAGCACCCGATCTCCCGAGACTACGCCCGTTACTTTTACCGGAACGACATTCGGGGGAGAGACAACCGTGTTGTCGGCCGATATGAGCTGGAAGTTCTTAGCGTCATTGCCGTCATAGTTTTCGATCCAGATCCCGCGAGCACCGAAGAACTTGCCGCCTGCAAAGGTTCCAAAAGGACTCTTCACTTCGTCTGCGTAGGTGCCGGGGATTGCGCTCCGATACCGCCAGCCTTCGACAGCGTTGAGGGTCACGGCCGAAACATTGCGGGTGACATACTTGAGGTATTCGTAGACTTGGGCAAGCGTTCTAGCGGCGCAATTGATGGTAACATCGTAATTTTTGGTGACACCGCCGAGGGTCTTGCTGACCGAGCCGAAGGTGATCGTAATGTCGCTCCACCCGGCAATGGTAGCTCCTGCGGTCTGATTATTCAGATCGTCGTCCGTCGCCAATGGAACGGCATTGCGGCCGCCTGTGGAGAGGTCGATCTCAAAGTGGGAATAGGTGTCGGAGAGTTCGCGGGCCATAACTAAGACCTTGCCGGCATCGATCAAAGCCCCGCCCGACTTCACCTTGATTAGCACGTCTATGTGGCCGGTTCCCCACCAGGCCGTGATCTTCGCCCCGTTCTGAACTACATAGATATTGGTGCCAGCCTGGATCGATCCAAGGGTGTAAATATTCGACCAAAGATTGTTGTTGTCGCTGGTCTTTACCGCGCCGCCCTTGAGGAACTGGAAAGAGGCATCCGGGATCGTCCAGCCGTTTATCAGGGTGTACTCGGTGGGCGTCTGCCCCGACATTGGCACTGTATCGTCAAGCTGCGCCAGCTCATCGAAGACGTCCATGAGCCAGGAATAGAGCTGGTTTACCGTGTAGACGGTTGCCCCACTCGTATGGGTGATGGTCTTGGCACCATAATCAATTGTGAAATCGTCCTGGATAGCCACTGTGCCCCCCTCCCTAAACCTCTTCCAAGGTCATTTCCGCCCGCCACCGGAGCTTAGAGCCTGCAGGTGCGAACTTTATCGGCTCCTTGAGTCGCACGTTGTGTTCCAGGCCGCTGTCAGGATTCGTCCAGGCGAAAGCATCCGATCCGACCTTTACCGCGGCCTCGAAGTTCTGGAGGCTCACTTTGTCGGCTGCCGAAAGGTACGAGTACTTCATCTTCCACATCATTGGGATGCGGGTGCAGCGCGGCCTTGTCTTGGTATATCCGGCCTCGGATTTAACCCGGATAGTCGGGTCAAACGCCCGCTGTTCCTCCCAAGAATCGACGTCGGGGTTATCGGAAAGATTTGGAAAATCGGACACTGTGACACTCCCTATGCTTTGCGGTTCCTGAGCATCTGACCGAGGACGCCATACTCATTTATATCCTTGGCTACGATGCCGATAATCATCTTGTCCAAGCTGTGGGTAATTACTCCCTGTTCGAGCTTGAGAGGAGCGCTGGATTGATTGTCGATTTTGACTTCAACGTTCAGGGCCTGTGTTGACTGCCCCGATTTCATTTCGCCGCGGCTCCACCCGCCTTTCGGAATAACTATCTCGCCCTTTTGGAGGATGGCTGGAAATTCGTCGGAAGCCAGCCCGGAGTGCAGGCGTGGAGCACCGGCCAACAGGAGCGAGCTTGCCATCCGATGGGTGCCGTCAAGCCCCACGATCCCTCCCGAGTGGAAATTGAGGAACCAATCAGGGGTTTCGCTCCACAGAATCGAGCCTTCTCCGGCCCCGCTGTTCCCACCGGTCCCGCCGCCGCCAAACCCGCCAAATCCGCCGAAAAGATTTCCCATGAGGTCTTCCAGGCCGTGTGAGAGCATTCGCGAAATGGCCTTGGACCAGGCATTTATGAGGAAGTTGCAGAAGGCGCTCCAGGCGTCTCCGGCAGAGACGATCTCGCCCTTGAAGATGCCGCTGAAAAGGCTTTTAAAACTCGAGCCGGCAGAACTGACGAATTTTTGGGTACTCGAATTCATTTCGCTTAAGGCTTTATGAGTCGATTGGAGGCTTTTCTCCGCCTCCCGGCTGACCTGTTGCTGCTGCTCGCGAGTTTTTTCCAGGGCCATTTGACGATCACGCTCAGCTGAGGCGATCTCAGCCTGAATCCGGAGTTGCTCCTCCATCGACTTAATCGTCTGATCGAAATCCCGTGTCGAACCAGTATCACCTAGGCTCACAAGATTTATGCTGCGCCTGTTTTCTGCCATTTCAGTTTAAATCCCCTTCTTACCGACCCTATTTCACCAATTTGTCACGTAATGATTGGATTGCTTTTATTTTTTGCTTCAGGAAGCCCAAATCTTGCCAGAACTGCAATCCCAGTGAATCATTCTCGAACTTAAACCCGGCTTCCTGAAGCAGGTGGACTCGGAGAAGGGAAATCACGTAAGGACCGCTCCGTTTCCATCGCGCCGGGTTTTTTCCGCAGTTATGACAAAGGCTTTGGATTGTCCTTCCTTCGCAATCTTCTACAGAATCAGGGTCACAGGCTTCGGAGAGAAGGAGATCTATCTCCCGATCCAGATCGATATTCTCCGGGCCTATTCCTCCAAAGGGCTTTCCGGTTCCCCTTCCCTAGCGGCCCCGGTGGCCTCGAAAACATTTGCCGCAACGCTTGCCACAATGTCCCCGGCGTAGCGAATCAAAAGATCTTTCCAGTCCTGGCGGTAGTCCGGGTCGCTCGGGTCCGCTGAGAACGGCTTGCCTTCTATTCCGAGAGTTCCCTTGGCAAAACCGCTGATTATGCGCGAGCCAAATTTCAGGCGGTTCTCGAAAACTCGACTCTTCAACTTTTGGCCTCGACGCTCGAAGACGCCATTCTGGTAGGCCGCACGTTCCTCATTAGTCGGCATGCGGTAATAGATCTCGTGCACGTCACCGGTTATTCCATCCTGTATGTCCAGGGTGTTCCGTTCTGCCGCAAAATCACGCATTACTTCTCCTTGTGGTGCATGGCTCATGAAAACCTGATCAACAACTCATCGTCTCCATTGCTCATCGCCAGGGAAAAAGCAGCCTTGTAGACCACCCTTCCATCGCGGTCACCCGAGCCCATATCGCTGTACTGGATCGCGGGGGCTTCGATTGCAAACCTGTTCCCGTCAGCACTACCTATAGCCAGGTTAAGCCTCAGTGGAGTTGCGGATTGCCAATTGCTCCAGAAGGGGTGGGTAGTAACCGCCACGGTCTCCGGATCGAAACTCCCGCGAGGTTTTCTGCCCGTGATCTCGAACCCGATAACCCCGTCCAATGCTGCGATGCTTTTTCGTTCAACTACGCTGTTGTTGATATCTACCTCGAATTTTTCCGACACCGGTCCATAGCCTCCGATAGAAAAGTCTGCCCCGAGCGCGACCGGTGGAAGGATGCCGCTGAATGTCTGAGCCGAAGGCGATGCATCCGAGGGCGAGCTGTAGAATCCTTTGAACTTCCACTCCACCATTGCCGGTTTTCCCACTTCGATGCTGATCCTGAAAGATCCCCGGCAACCAGTGAGTTTATGGAAAAGCCGGTCGATGTACACATAGAGGGTACATGACTCAAAATTCTCCGAAATAGGAGTATAGAGCAGGTCGGTTCCGGCATTTGCCGTCTGGCTCATCCCGCATGCCCTGAAAAGGTCCCCTTCCCATCCAAATGCCGGAATCGCCCCCTTCGTTCCGGTTCCCTTCATCTCGGTTTTGAAGTCGACCTCGACTCTACTGGTCCCGCGCAGAAAACTGAGCTGCGAAAGAGAGCCTCGCAAGATATTGCGCTCGACCGCCTCACCCGCCGGCGAGATAACCAGGTCGCGAACAGCAATCGCATTCGACGCCGGATTTGGAATGGGATCGATTCCGTATTCTGTTTCAATCTTTGCAAACACCACAGTATTTCGCGTGAACATCTCGATCTCCCCTGGTCATGCCGGAATTAGGCGTTGAACCGACACCGGGATTTGAAAAGGATCTGGTAGAGTGCGAAATCGCGGCCGCCGGCCACCGCTTCCTCCGAAATCGGGGCAAGCGGTTCCATCTCGATTCCGCATGATTCACCGGAGAGGGCGGCACGTACATCCTCGAGCACCTGGTAAATTCCTTTCTCCCCGGCCGCTCCATGCCGCACGGCTGAATCCCCTCTCAAATTCCGTACGGCTGCTATGACCCCGAAGATCATTTCCCGGTCTTGGCAGCCCGACATGTTTTGTGAGTACTTGCCCCGGGCGTATACGATGAATAGTGCGGGGCAAAGAGGCGCCAGTTCCTCGATTGTATTGAGATCCCGTTCCAGGAACTCAGAGATGGAACCGAGCGTGCGGACGTACGGTAGTTCGCTCGACAGGCGTCCAATAATGGCCTGCTCGACATCGGCTACGGTCGGCATAGTCAAAATCCTTCCAGGCTCGATCTCGAGAAAGCGCGCCCGGGATTGTCAACAGATGTCTCGGGTGATTTTGATTCGAGCGGATTCCCCTCGGGATCACTCTGGCCGAGGGAAATCCTGCCCTGCGACACCTGTTCCAGGTAACGCACTGCGCCGCGATAGCGCTCGATTCGGTGCTCGGGGACCCTCTCCCTTCTCGAGTAGAGGTTGTAGACTGCAATGTCCACCGAGAGCCGCCGAATCGATTCAGGGACGGGAGAAAGGGGCACGGCTAACCTCGCACCAAGATATCCGTTTATCTCCTCATCGGCGTCGCTAATGGCCTGTTCCACCCTTGGCGCAACCACGTCTCCGGTCCCTTCGTCATCGGTCAACTGGACGAGCACGCCCTGCCGAAGCTGATTCCTGATCTGGTCAATGGTGCAGTAAGACAAGGCCTGTCCTTTCGTTGCCGGCTTTCATGCGGGCTGCAGGTACTACGCAAGCCATGGAACTACGACCAGTTCGGCACTGCCGAACCATGGGTTCCCTGCGCCAGCGGCATCGTTAGGAACCTTAAGGATGGATCGGCCGGCGCTCTCGAGTGTCGGTGGGACCACTAGATGAGTGGGATTAATTCCCAGGGGGGCGCCTTCCTCGCTCTTGAATCCCATCATCGCGGCGCGCGCGGCAGCATAATTGGTGCCACTGAGTGTGGACTTGCTGCCGTAGGCAAGCTGCCAAAGGCCGAAGCCAACGTTCTTACGATCATCCACGCCGTAGAGAAACTTTTTGCGCATGAAGACGTTTTCATCGTCAGGACGATCTACCGATATGAAATCCGGGCGCTTTCTTATCTGAAGTATTATGGGTTTAATCGGCCGTGAAAGATCGAGCAGGAACCAGGGATCGCCCGTGCCGCCGCCCGAATTGGAAACGCTTGCGCCACCCACTGGATGATCCGTATCAAAGAAGTACTGCCTGTCGTAGCAGGCCGTCGTAAAGCCGGCCTTGAGCAACGCGAACACAAGCATGTCGGGGTGCTGTTTTGCCGCCCAGGCCAATCCCTGGACCATCGGCGTGTAGACGCCAATCTGGTCATCCTCCACATCATTTCTGTCCACCTCGATCGTGGACTCGTAGTCCTTGTTCACTATTTCGTATTTGAAGGCCGAAAGATCGCGGATTGCGCGATCGCCAACCCATTCGCGAAGCATCGGAAAATCTCCAAGCCATTTGTAGTCAACGGACCTGCCTTCCGAGGGCACCTCCATGGCAACAATGGGCCACTGTGAAGGAGCGCCGTCGAACGACTCGTTAAAAACAGTCTTAAAGGATTTATAAATTCCGGAGAGATTTGCCTGGTCTATTATCATTGCGTTGCTCCCTTTGGCGTTGCGGGTTGCGGATTCCCAATGCCAGTACCTGCTTTCCACTGGCTTTTTCGGATGTAAGTTTTTCTAGCGGATCGAGTGTACGGGCGCTGATTCCTGTCGTCAGTTGCGTCTGGAGTTCCAACCCGCATAACGATGCTCGTAACCCGCAAACCTTTCACCCGAAACCGCCTACCTCATATCTATATCAACACCCACTTCGGTGGCGCTGATGAACTCGGCGATCGTGCCGCATGCGACCGAGTTGCTGGTGGTCTTTGCAACAGTCTGATCGTCTGAGACGTTCACGGCTGCTCCGATGTCGGTTATGGCCAAGGCCGAGGAGGCCAGGCGAAAGACCCCTTTACGCCTGACCCGCACAGTCATGTCGCCGTTTGCGCCCGCGGAGTTATCCGCCTGTTCGCCCGCGATGCCTACGAATTTGAAGTTGGCGGTGTCCGCACCCGGCGTGGCATAACCCGATGTATTCAAGCAGACGATGGACCCGGCATATATCTTTGCTCCGGATGCCACCTTGTATTCAATTTCGAGCCCCTGGCGATAGGTTGTCTTCCTATCCGTAGATAAAGCAGCCATCTATTGTTCTCCTTTTCCGCCCGTTTCCGGTTGCCTGTTCATCCATATTGACCGTCTGAGTTGCTTTAATTGAAAGTCCATAACATTCGAGAACGACTCCACTGCGGCCTCAGTTTTCCCGCCTCAATTATTCGTTGTACTTGTTCCAGGTCTCCTCGGAGATGTTGAGGAGCTTATTTATGTGATGTTGCCGATCTCCGGGACGCAAGGTTTGCCTGGAATCAAGGGACTTCGTGTCTATCCTGTCTAGAGGAACTACTCGAGGGGCCTTGGCAATAAAGAGGCGAAAACCTTCGAGGTCTTCTCTGGAATACTTTTCCGCCCACTCGCGCTGAGCGGGAGTGATCTTGCCATCTTTGAGCGCTGCCGCTACAAGGTCACCGCGATCACGCTCGGCTAGCTTGCATTCAAGGGCGGCAACTTCAAGCGTCAGGTCCGGCTTTTGCCGAAGAGCATGAATAGTTGCAACCGTCTCGCTTTTTCCGGCTCCTTCGGCAACGCCGAGTGCGTCCATCACTTCCTTGCAGGCAACCACCGCCTCGGCCTTTTCCTTGAGCTTTCCCACTTCCCCCGAAATTTCTTCGGCTGATGACGTACCGGGCAGCCCGATCTGTTTTGCGAGTAATTCGAGAAATTCCATTCCTTCCCTCCCATTTGGGTTGTCATTTCCGTTGATAGAAGACTTGGCCGTTATCGGCTTTATCCAGTTAAGGCGCGGTGCATTGGTGAGTGCCACACGAAGCAGTTCGACAAGTCTTCGGCCGTCTTTTGACACGAGGAAGACGGGCGAAAAATAGCGGTACTCTTTTTTCGCCAGGTACTCCCGCGCCCGGTCTGTCCATTCCACTACTGCCCACAATCCTTCTTTTCCGCGATCTTCCAGCCGCTTGATCCACCCAGCTGCCGGTGCGCGACTTCCGGCTTCGGTCTGGTGTTCGTAGTCGATCACCATATCGAGACCTCTGATGCTGAAGCGCTCGATTACCTGCGACATTGCCTCTCCATCCACCACGAAAGACTCCGATCCCTGGATCTCAACCACTCCCCACGGAAAAACCTGGAATTGAGAAGGAACGGGAGCCCCATCGGGCAAGCCCGCGAAAAATCCGAGTCTTTGACTGCCATTGCTCTGCACTTTGAACTCCTTCCCTGGGGCTTCATTTCAGCCACAGCCGGGAACCCGGCTTAGCCAAGAGGGTATTCCCTGTTTCTTGGTCGTCTGAATACGACTCCGGGCTACCCCCATTTCGAACATCCCCCCACTCAGTTCAGCTTTGGGCCAATGCGGCTCCGGTTTTAATAGCGCTTCTCCTGATCACCATTGCCGACGGGCAGCTTAAAGCGCTCGGCGAGTTGATCGCGATTGAACTGAAAGCCTATCTCCGAGAGGATTTTGTAGACTTCCGCAATGGACTTCATGTCTTCGGACGGCTCGCACAAGAAGTGGAATCTAGGCACGGGCACGTCCCAGCCGTAGTTGAAACCGATAAGAGGCCTTAGGATCTGCTGAGTTATCGTTTTGGAGAGCGCCTTGCAGTCCGCCTCCAAGATGTCCTGCCGGACTTCGGAATGTACCCGCCCCAGCGCATACGATCCCGCTCCCTTGCCTCCCGGCTCGGATGTAAGAGTCTGTCCGAGGACAGCCTTCGACATTTGTGCATCGCAAAAAGAGGCCAGGCTTTCATAGACATTGAGCGATGAACCCTTCTGGGCCTCGATGAATTCTATCTCCGTGGACTTTGATATAATGCCCGCGGCATCCGAGCCAAGCGAACGAACGGCGTGAATCAGCGCCTCGCGGTCTGCCCTGGTTGCACCCGGCTCGTATTTGCCGATCCGAAGAGGCATACCGTAAACTTCCGCAAACCCTATCCAGTCCTTTAATGCGTAGTTCTTGAACAGGTACATCCAGGCGCACACCCGCATGATTCCGGCACGAGTATCGTAGCCGGAACGGGCGCGGCATCGGTGGTAGACGAACTTGAAGGGCGGAGGCTCGATACCCTCGACGGGGACATGATCGGTGAGGATTCTCGGTGTAAGGGAATTCCAGAAAGTGATTTTTTTCGGGTGCACCCACCGCAGGCCTCGAATACCGACCTGGCCCTCAGAAGCCTCCCAAAGGATTTCCATTATCGAATACCCTTTTCCCAGAGCATCGAGCAGGTCCAGGACGTTTTCGTCGAAGTCGGAAAGCCCCTGAATTAGCGCGCGGCAAAAAGCAGCGGTTTCCATGGCTTGTGCTGAGGAATCGGCAGCCGCAACTTCCCATTCGAGTCCCTGTATGGCCATCTTGCGCGTCTGGAAAAGGCTTGCCAGATGTGCGTCCTTTTCCTCCATTTCCTCGAAAAGCTCTGCCTGGCTAAAAACGTCGCCCGCATCTGCCTGCCTGAAGATCCGGGCAAGCCGCCCAGGGGTGAGTCCGCTCGAAGGATAGCCGCTCCACCGATCGCGAAGCGTCGCCGTGGCGAGTTCGCGAATATCTGGCTTTAAAGACCCGGAGACCGGGATAGGCTGGCTGAACTGGTCATATAAAATGGTCATTTTACCGTCCTGGAATGTTTCGTTAGTCGATGTATTCCACCCCTGCTTCCACTTGCGGTCCTTCCACTTCGTAAGCAAAAGAAGCGATAAGCCGCCGTGCTACCCTTTAGAAATGTGTTGCAGCGGGATGGGGAGGTAATAACAGGGGTTCTTTTCAGGTAGGGATAAATGAAATGAACATTTTACTGGTTATTTTGGAGAGGAGGTCAGCGTAATCTTGTGCCTCAAATGGGCCGTGCGTCTCATCATTTGACACTCATTGATTGCCTGAAGTATATTCCCGACATTCCCCAACTATTAAAACTTTATTGATTTCCATCCATGAAGGCTACTCCATCTTATTGGTCGCACAGAGTAGCTTTCGATGTGTATTTGACCGCTGATTGGCGATGAGGTCCCAGGAAGCGCGTTGCGGTTACTGGTGCATAGCGCACGCGACTCATCTCTTATTCCTTGTTATTTTCTCTTTTAGGAGGGGCTTTGTTATGAAGACGGCAATCATGTGCAGTTTTGCTTCCCTGCTCATCTGGACCGGCGTGTCGTTTGCTCAGACCGTCAACACTCCTTCAACTGCACCGACCACCTCCAATACCAGCCCCTTCTTTATCAGTGCGGAGGCGCTCTTATGGTGGATGAAGGATAGTCCGGCGCCACCGCCGCTTGTCAGCACTGGAAACATCGGGGAGGCTGGAACAAACGTGGTATTGGGGGGAAAACAACTTGATACCGGCATGCACCCCGGCTTCCGGGTTACGGCTGGGTATTGGGAAAAGGAAAAATGGGGCCTTGAGGCAAGTTTTTTCTATCTCTCCTCCCAATCGACCGGCCGGAGTGTAAGTTCTTCGGGCCAGATCGATTCCCAATTACTCCTCGTTCCTTTCTATAACGTCCTTCGCCAGGAGGAGGACTCATCTTTCCTGTCTTTTCCAGGCGCTTTCTCGGGTCAGGCACACGAAGAGATGAGTTCCCGAATGTTTGGCGCCGAACTGATGGGCGGAACAAACTTGGTGTCGAACAGGAGATGGAAAGTGGATCTTCTGGGAGGTTTTAGATACCTTAATCTTCGTGAGAAATTCTCATTGGCCACGAGCAGCCCGTTCATCGACATTCCCAATGATATCTACCAGACGATTGATCAGTTCAATACTACAAACCATTTTTACGGGCCTCAGGCCGGCTTGCGGGCCAGTTCCGGATGGGGTCCGCTGACGGTCAACGGCACGTTTAAACTCGCTCTGGGCGCTATGGTCCAATCGGTTGATATTGACGGATCCCTGCTCACCAACGAATTCAACGCTCTGAGTTCTGCCTTCAAATATCCAGGCGGTTATTTCGCTCAGTCCACCAATATTGGCGAACACAGCCAAACTGACTTCGCTGTGATCCCGGAGGTGGGGCTAAACCTGGGTTACAGAATCACCGACCGAATCAACGTTTTCGCCGGCTATACATTCCTCTATACAAACAACGTGGTTCGACCCGGCGACCAGATAGACCGCAGCATCAATCCCTCACAGGGCGCGACATATACCGGGCTGCCTGATACACAGCTCATAGGAGCGGCCAGACCGGCGTTCTCGTTCAAGGAATCGGATTTCTGGGCTCAGGGAGTCAACATGGGGATCGAGTATCGGTTTTAAACGCGTACCCTGTCCAAAATAAAGCCAAGGGGGCCAGGGGAACGAGTCCCCCCGCCCCGGACGCGCAGCGGCGCGGGGAGTGAGGAGTGCGCTCCCCACTTTCATAGACTTATTCCGAACGCAAATGGTGACCGCTTTTCCATTTCGAGGGATCAGTAGCGTTTGAAAGACGTGGCCCGGCGCTCTCCCAGGGCTTCGTATTCCACCGGGCCTCCCTCGCTACGAGTGGCAGCGTGCCAGGCGAGGGCACATGCTACAGCTGAATCGCCGTGGCGTCTGCCGCCGTCCCGACCTCTTCCACGGTAGTTTTCCGGGACACGCGCAACACCTTTTTCCATCCTAACCGAGCGCAGGTCGTCAAGTATATCGGGGTCTTTGGGGATCAGAATGGTTCTATCTTCGAAGGCCGCCCTGCAGGACGGCATGTTTTCGAGGTACCACTTGTCGGTCAGCATCACCTGTTTGATGCGCCGGGCTCCGTATCGCTGCATGGCGACTTCGGCCAGGTAATGGCCGTTTCCTCGCGCATCCATTGCCCCTCCCGAAAAGCGAGGCAGCCTGTCGGCGATATGGAAAAGGACCTGCTCCTGCTGGCGGAAGGGAACATTTCGAAGCTCGACCACAAACGGGGCCCGGTACCTTAATTTTCCGACCTCCTGGAGCGGGAAAATCACAGTGAGATCTCCGCTTCGGCCGAAATCCTCACCGAAAAACGAAGGCCGCTCCGGCGCGAGATCTTCCATGAGAGGAGTGACATTTTGCCTGAGCCAGTCGTTCATTTCGACCCACCGCCGCTCTTCGGGCATTTCAGCGAACTCTGGCCTGCATGCCCGGCGAATTACGGGAATGTTATCATCCATGCAGGACTCAATCAGGGCCCGTGGAATCCATGCCCCCGATCCGCGACTCGGAACGCAAAAGAGTTCCTCGTCCGCAAACTCGCCGTAGAAATCGACAAGTTCCTGCCTCCAAGCCGCCTCTGTCCCTTCCGACCAAGCCTTTCCGGTCCGCAGGCATATTCGCCTGAAAAGCCCTTGTTGCAGCGCATCATCAAGGGTGATACGGTGGAGTGAATAGGGCTTCTTACACGACCGCACATCGTTTACGAGTTCATTGAAAGGATTTTCGTCGCCATTGTGGGTGCTTATTACGGCCAACCTGCCGCCCCACATGAGCAGGGCGACAGCGGCCTTGAGGAGCTGAGGCAGGTCGTTGTGGAATGCCGCTTCATCAATTACCACCTTGCCCTGCTTGCCCCGGAGATTGCTCGGGCGACTTGATAGGGCCGTTACCCTGAAATCCGACGCAAAACGTATTCGATAGCCGAGGATGTCCTTTTCCTCATCCCGGATCATCGCCTCCTCCATCCGGTCGGCCGCAATGCCCAGGTTTCGAGCCCAAAATGCTGTATCGTTTATGAATTCGATCGCCATTTCACGGCTGTATCCGATGTACCAGACATTCATCCCGCCGGTGGAAGCCGCCGTGAGAGCTGAATCCGCCGCTTCGCACCAGCTGAGCCCAACCCGCCGCGACTTTTCGCAAACCTTCACGGGCGCCGGGTCGTAGATCCATCTTTGCTGGTAGGGCAAAAGGGAAAATGGCGATATCATTCAGCAATACCGAGTATTTTTCGCCGGATCTCCTCGGCAGCTTCTTCTGACAGGCCGTTTTTGCGGTTCTTCTGTCCGACCTCTTCGGCGGCCTTCTCCACCCGTGCCCGGAATTCCCGCCGCAACCGCTCGCGCTGTACATTCGACGACTGGAGCCTTGCGAAATCGGAGAGAAGCTTTGGCAGGGTTTCCAGTTCTATTTTTCCATCGAGCTGAGACTCAATTATCATCTGTGTAAAGAGTCGGGATGCCGCTTCGCCAAGCAGCAGGCCGTCCTCAGTATCGGATGCCAGCGCACGGGATTTTTCCTCGATCACGCGCAGCCGCCGGTAGCATTCCAGAAATTCGGCGCCGTAGCGGCCGATGGTCGTCTTGGTAATATCTTGGCCCTGCTCGGCAAGAAAGCTCCTTATTTCCTCGAAGCTCGAGCCTTCCACAAGCAACCGATCGACCTGTTCGGCAATATGTAATGGAAGCTCTTTTCCCTTCCCTTTTCTTTTCCTTGCAGTCTCGGCCATCAGGCGAGTTCCCTCTCGATTTCCTGGATCTCCGCGCATAAGGGAAGGTATAACTCCCGCAGCCGGTGGAGATCGGATATAAGCTCCAGGGCCTCATCTGTTCGCAATTCCTTTAGAGGTATGATGGAGGCTGGCTGAACGATCTGCTTTATAGCCGAAATAAGTCCTTGAGCCCGCGCCGCAAGGCGCATCCGCTCCATCTTTTTTTCCTGAAGAGCCCCTTTGAGGATCAGCCGCTCACTCATCCTTCCTCCCTCCCGCTTGCCTGCTTTTTGAGCCGCACCATCGGACAGAACTGGTTCAAACCTATTTGGTCACTCAGCTTCGCAAACCCCTGAGCGTTCATTATGAGAACGTCCTTCTGGTCGGATGCCAGGTTGGCATAGGTCTTGACCAACTCCACATTGTCCTCGTACATGCGGCGCACCTCGGAAAGACCGTCCTCAAAGACCTTCTGCTGTCTCAGGGTGTCTTCACGGTAGGCCCGAAGAGTTCTTTCGTTGCTCCTCTCGCTGAAATACCAGACAACGAAAATTATTCCCGGAATCCCGAACGAGGAGACTATCTTTACGGCAAGATCCAATGCAATCTGATCCATTACTGTCATCCTAGCTCTTCCAAGCCCTGACGCTCTTTTCCACCGAGCGGCCGACAATGTAGCCGCCAACCCCGAGCTTCAGGAGTTCCCACATGTCGGATGGGACATCGAGGCGGGCAAGCGAGAAAATTGGGGCAATGATATAGTTGTGAGCAACGACATAGGTGAAGGTGAGCATCAGGATTGGACGCCAGTTTCTCTGGAGCCAGCTTTGACCGCCCGCCTCCGCCACAATTATTTGTGCCTGCGATTCGAGTTCTTTCTGTAGGAAGGAGTAGTCCTGGCTGAGCATCTGGATTTCGAGATCATGCTTTAATTTGTTCGCCAAGTCTTTATCCTGCACCATCTTGTCGATTACTTCGACGGCCTGGCCGATCAACTTTCCGATCACGGGCAATGTGCTAAGAAACAT